AATAATTCTAATCTAACTTCTAATGACTCCTGTGTTCCCATTTCCAGTAGGATTTTTGAAATGACTAGATATAAAAGTGACGTATTATACATTGTATTTACAAACGTTGTTGCCGGATTTCCTGAAGGTTGTCCTGCTGATATGTGTGCAACAGCATTCCCAAAAATTTGTCTTGAATCCGTGATTTCTTGCCAAAGTGCTTTCGTTACTTCACTCTTCCTACCATAAAAATGTTCAATCTGTTCGTAAACTTCCCATAATAAGCAGGACATGAGTGTACCATCAAAATTTTTAAAATCACCAGCCAAAAACGCTTTTTCAGAAGGATGAGTTACCTCAAGAAGGTAATTTACAAGCACATCAACATCTGAACTTAACATATTAATACCGATTAAAGAAGTGTTAAAAATTCGTCTTTCCATTGTAGCAGCGAAGAAATCAATAAAGTATTCTCTAAATAAAATTGTATATTGTAATGGACCTGCAGCAAAGATTCTAGCAAGGAGTTTGTCCAATTTTCTTAATTCATCTTTCATTGTCACGGAAAAATAGATTTCAGGTCGAATATTATTTTTAATCTGTAAATTTATCTCTTCAATAAGTTGTGTTAGACGTGGATGATCAATTATAAATTCTTCATCCTGACCAAGAAATTCGGTTTTACCTTTTAAGTTCGTTTCCATCGCAAGAGGATATCCTGCACTCGAACTTCGATTTATTGCTTGAATATACTGATTTCCCTCAATTCCTCTTATTGCAACTTCTTTTGACATCTGATGTATATTTCTCTTGGGTTTAAAATGATGGTATAAATATGCTCCACATACTGCAATATCTTCATCAGAAAGAAAATAACTTGGGTTAAGATATTTTCTCATTGCAATCACTGCTCCATGTTCTTCATCTTTCCTATACCTTAATTTTGCTGGTTCTTTTGATGTTTCGAAAATCTCTCCATGACATATAGAATGTCTTAATTTTGTCTCTGAAGGCATAAAAAGAGAACGCGGGATGGTATCAATCACTGGGAATTCATCTGATAAAATTGACACAATTCTTCCTGGTTTATACATCATCTGACAATATGGTTGCAATGCCTGAATCATTTCTGCAGTTATAAGTTGACCAAAAGCATCATCTGTTACACAATAACCTGCCATATGAATCCCAATGATCTTTCCTGATTCATTTGAAGAATTAGATATTAAAATACTTCCACAAGATCCAGGCAATGTTTGCGCCTCGTATGATACTGTTTTCCATGTGAATAATGCTTGTCCGTTTGGATCCGTAGCCACCAAAGGCTCTTTGTTTATTGATTTTATTCTTATCCTTTGTTTCTCTGCTATAAGTGTGATCATGGGATTCTTTGCAACTGAATCAATTCCTTTAATTTTCTCGAATTCTATCGTTTCACATAATGCTACCATGGTTGCCTCCTGATTCAATAATTTATCCATATCTGCCATTTTAATGAAATTTGATACATTTGGAGCTCTTAAAGTTAGATCGATGTGACATTTAACTGAATCTGGAAATTTAATTGCTATTAGATCATAATACAAGCTTTCTTTCTCACCCTCATGTGCAAATGACATTACGTCTAATCGTGATGTTGGGATTCTCACGAATTCTCTAAAAGTATTAAACAACGAAACTGTAGCAGTCGAGTATTCTTCACTAGTGATGGAGAAGAAATGTCTATTTGTTATCAGTGTGCGTGCATTTAGGAAAGTTCCTCTTAGCATGCCGTATTGAAGACGGTCATCACGTTTGAATTCAAGAATCATGATATACATATTTTGCAAAACT